CTGGACGCCCGAGGACTTGGATGATATTGCGTCTAAGGCTACGTCCCAGATCCCAGTCAAGCCAATCCCGGTGTGCTTAGGCCATCCGTCTGACAATAGTCCTGCGTACGGCTGGGTCGAGTCGTTGAAGCGGGTAGGCAATAAACTTGTAGCTAAGCTCACGGAGCTCAATCCTTCTTTTGTGGATGCCCTTAAGTCTGGTAGTTTTAAAGGCCGTTCTATATCTCTATATGATGACAACCGTGTAAGACATCTGGGATTTCTTGGAGCTTCTCAGCCTGCGGTGGAAGGCCTTAACCCATTAAAATTTTCTGAAAGCAAAGAAGAACACTACAAATTATATGAATTCAGTGAGGAAAAAGTTATGGCCAATATTGATGAACTCCAGAAGAAGTTATCATGGTACGAACGACTATTTTCGATTTTTAAGAAGGAAGTAAATTTTAAGGAACCTGAAAAGGAGATACAAATGGATAAAACAGTACAGACTGCAGATCATCACGAAGCGATGACTGTAGTTGCTAAAGAAAACGGCACGGAAATGGCCGCTGCAACTTCTGGTCCTGCTATTAATGCAGACATTGTCGAAAAAGAAACCAAGGATAGTGGAGTTCTTGACACTTCCAAGGTCCAGGCCGCAGAAGCTAAGAATGATGCCAATGATGTGGCCAAGGAAAATGATGATCTTAAGGCCAAGGTCCAGTATTTGGAAAGTCAGATCAAAGCCTTGCAAGATAAATTCGGGCAAGAAAAACAAGTTGACAATGTAGCTTTCTGTGAATCGTTAGTAAAAGAAGGAAAGCTTCGTCCCGCAGACGTGGAAATGACTTTGCTTGCTCTTAATTCGATGGCCGAAATTGATAATGTAAATAAAAAGAATTCTTTCGTTGAGAATAGCCCAGTCCAGACTCCTCGTCTTGATTCTTACAAGGCCAAGCTTTCGGGTATGCCTAAAGTTATTGAATTTGGGGAATTCCCGACTCTTCCTGCTGCTCAAATGCCCTATACCTTTCCTTCAGGTGAAGATGTAACGAAGAGTATGACGGCTATGATCGAGAAGAAGATGGCTGAGAAGGATAAACTTGGATTGACAAATAAGACCTCGTACTGGGATATGATGAAGGAATGTATGGCAGAATGTGCGAAAGAATATCCTAAAGAATATGCTGAGTACGCAAAGAGCATGCTTCCACAGATGTAAACGCGGGACGACTTAATCTCGCAATGCTCTCTTAACGATATATATGTATAGTAACAAACAATAAAGGAGTTTAATCATGGCTTACAATCTGCAGACCTCGATCCCAATCAGTTTTCAAACTGGTGAAGATCTTTCGAACAATCAGTTCCAGTTCGTCCGTCTGGGACCTGATGGATTACTGTATGGTGCGGATGCAACGACATATCCGCTTGGAGTTTTGACTAACCAACCTTCTTCTGCTGCCCAGGGCCAGTATGCTGGTACAGTTGATGTAGTTGGTGTTACACGTCTTGCTGTTTACGGTGTGTATCCAGTTGGGACTTGGCTCGTACCAGGTATTGATAGCACAAATAAAGGTCTGGGCATGAGCTTGGCCGATGCGAGTTCTACCAATGGTGGTGTTGCCAATAACAAATATATCCGTGCTCGTGTACTCCAGGCCTCGACGGCGTCTTACGACGTTATTGCAGTGCAACTTGTTGACCCTAATCCTGGTATTGATTCTACGACAGCTCAGGGTACAATGTAATTGTCGTAATGTAAATAAGTGGAGTTTAACGATAACGAATAACAACGATTAATAAGGAGTTTACCATGGCGTTGCCAAGTGTTTCCCAAATAACCGTACCGGTCGCCAATCAGAACTTGACGATACAGTACAAGCCCGAGAACTTGATCGGGGAACGTGTGTTCCCGATTCTTCCTCTGGCAAGTCCCGCTTCGAAGATTCTTAAATATTCGAAGGCAAACATGTTCCGTCTTGAGACTGGTACACTGTACCGGGCTGAAGGTGGAGAGACGAAGATTTTTGACTGGGATCTTGAGACCCAGACAGTGACCCCTCGCCAGATCAGTGCTGGAGAATCGGTACCTGTTGAAATGATTGACATTGAACAGATGCCTGGCCAGTTGCCTACGAACAGCATCATTGATGCAGTTCAGCATGCAACCGCTCGCATTGACGAGTTCAAAGAAAAGCTTATTTCTGATGTGATTTACGGCAATACATGGCTTGACGGAACAAATGGTGGATCAGCTCCTTCTGCTGGAAATGGTGGTTGGGCTCTTGATACATCAGCAAATAGTTTTATAAAAGACGTTTACAATGCCAAGTATCAGATCCTTCAATCAACGGGTATCCGTCCGAACGTCTTGGTCATGGATACTCAGACTTTCTACGCTCAACAGTTCAATCCTATTGTAAGCGACAAGATCAAGTACACACAGCGTTCTGTAACGACTGCGGAATTGCTTGCTGAACTTCTTCAACTTGACGAAGTTATCATTGGGTCAAGCGTTTACACAGGAGCTCCTGAGAACAAACATACAAAGAGTCCTTCCACGATGACTCCTATCTGGAGTCCGAGCGGACATGGTAATGCGTTTCTGTTTCATCGTGAAGCCCCCGGTCTCCGGGTCGTGACTGCTGGATTGCAGTTCAGACTTCCTTATCGTGGTAGTCTGCGATATGTTGAAGGGTACTACGATTTTCGTAAGAGATCATATGTGTACACGGTCACAGAAGCTATTGATATCGCTCCAGTCGCACTTGACGTAGGCTGGTCTTTTTCACGCACATACAGCTAACATTGAGCAGACTTGACTTTAACGTGTTCAGTATAATTTAAAAGTGGGGATAGGGTAGCTCCCGAATAACGGTTCCTTAGCCGATTTCCCCACTTAACTAAACTAAGGATAACATTCATGTTAAACTTATTGCCAGTAGGTTTTAAATGGCTGCATATTGTACACTAATAGACTTAAAAAATTACATGCCTCGGGACGTGATTCAGCAATTATCAGACGACGAATCAACGGACGAGATAGATCAGGACAAGGTTGATTTCTGCGTTAAGCAGGCCTCTGACTTGATTGATGGGTATGTACGTGGAAGATTTCCAGTACCCATTGTCTCGGTTCCTGACATGATTGTTGACGTATGCGTTAAGTTAACGGTTTACTTTTTGTACAAGCGTTCTTTGATGGTTACATTACCGGATCCGGTAAAGAATGATTATGATTTTGCAATCATGATACTACGAGACATACAGAAAGGGAGAGTCAGCCCTTTTGAAATAGCGCAGAACCCGACTTGGTTCGCGTCTAACAAGGCCAAGGGCTCGGTCTCGGTCGTGAATAATGCTACGAATTACTGGAATGATTACTTGGTACGGGCTCCTGGTGGAGCAAACCAAAGGTTCACAAGTCCGGGGACATTATAATGATAATGGTTCAATTGACACAGGCTATACTTGACGCACTTAAGAACAATGGTCTTGACGTCAAGGAAATTGGGTTTAAGGATTTGATTGACGGAACAATAAACCTGACTCGGCCAGCGGTCAATATCACCATTAACACTGCGAGTACGCAGAGGGTGACTTTGTTTACATATAAGTACAAGGTTATCGTCTCCTTAATCATAGTGTTTCCGTACCTCAAGGGAGGTCCGGAAGGTGAAGCAAGACGCAAGGCTGGGGTTTATGATTTGATTGTATCTATAAGTAATTTTATCCAGGGCCAGAAATTCGGTTTGCCCCTGGAGAATTACATCACGATGAATGGGTTCAGGAATATTACGACAGCGACCTATGCCAAGGCAGGGTACCAGATATACAACTTGGATTTCTGGACTTCTTTTAATGTAGATGCGACATTGCCCGAGTACGCGGACCAGGGCACGATAAGTTCAATACTTGCTGATTATTGGGTAATACCGACAGATTCTACGTCTTTTACGACTCCTTCGCGGGCGGAGGACTTGATAGAATTGAGTTAGTATGAGGCATATAATCGATGCAGTGATGAATGGCAGGAAGTTGGAAACGGCTCCTGTTAAAAAAGAAGCAATTAAAAAAGATAGTAAAGAAGATAATGATTCAACTCCGAAAAAATCAATAAAGGAGAAACGATAATGAGTTCACCAAATATTCAGTTTACCACGATACCTGGGAATATTCGTAAGCCAGGTGCGTATTTCGAAGAAAATACATCTAATGCTATCCAGGGTTTAACAGGTCAGAATGATAAAGTTGTTATTCTGGCTCAGATGACTCCGAGTGGTATAGCTACACCATTGACTCCGACTAAGATCTTTGACTCAGCTACCGCTCAGTTATATTTTGGAGCTGGATCTGTTGCACATTTAGCATCTGAATATGCTTTAGCAGCTAATCCTTATGTAGATCTAACTGTTGTACCTATTTCAGATGCGGGTGGGTCATCCAAGGCATCTGGGACAGTGGTCATTGGTGACACATCTGCAACAACAGCTGGTCAGTTTAGTCTTTGGGTAGGTGACCAACTTGCTCAATACTCATACGCTGCTGGTGATTCTAAAGCAAGTATCACGGCCGGGCTCATGACTTCGCTGAATAATATATCTAACGAATTGCCCGTAACTGACACAAGTTCGGCTGGAACTATCACATTTACGGCCAAAAATGCTGGAAATGTTGGTAATTACATCGATTTTTCGGCAAAAGCTTCTGCAGGTTTATCTACAATCACAATAGGAACCATGACGGGTGGAGCAGGGGATCCAGTGCTTGGAGTACACGATACTACCAATACAGCACTTGGAGTTATTACTGGATCGGGCTACACGGTCATAGTAAACACTATTCCGACTTCCACAGCTCTTACAGCAGGTAAGAATTTTGTTGAATTTGTATCTGGACCTCTTGAACAACGTCCTGCTATCCAGGTCTCGGCCGTGACTGATCTTGTTGATACTCAGGCTAATCTTGTTACGCTTGCCACAGGTCTTAATCATGGACGTACCAGTTTACCTTATATAAGTTATGCTAATGATAACCTGGCCAAGACTGAGGCTTTTAAGATTGCTGGAGCTTATGGAGCAGTGATTGCTTCTCAGAGTGACCCTGCAGTACCATACGATGGATTAATTCTATCACCTTTGGCGGCGCCGAGTGTGATAGATCGATTCAGTCGTACTACTGAAGAGTACTTGCTTAATAACGGTTTAACTCCTCTTGACGTGGCTCCTGGAGATCAAGTACAGATCGTTCGAGCAATTAGCACATACGTAGTTAACTCTTTTTCGATTCCTGATCCTACATTATTGGATATCAATACGATCAGGACTCTGGATTATGTACGGGCTCAGATTCGTACTAGACTTTCAGCAAGATTTGTCAGAGCAAAGTTATCGCCCAGGATCGCGGCCTCGATCAAGGACCAGGTTATTGACGTATTGTATCTGATGCAAGCTTTGGAGATTGTCCAGAATGTTGCAACATACAAAAACGGAGTTATAGTAGAGACAGATATCAGTGATCCTACACGGATCGATGTAAAGATTCCGGCAAATATAGTGTCCGGTCTGCATGTTATTTCTGGACAAATTATATTGATCTTATAATAGAAGATGCGATTGCAGTCAGAAAACAGGCAGAGATAACCTATCACAAGGATTTCAGATACAAAGGAGTTTAATATGTCACTTTTTATCGTCCGTGCGGCCCTGGAATTAAATGGACAGCCTTATGCTGAGTTCAAGTCTTTCCAGGAAGAACCCATTCAATATAACAAGCAGATACCTTTAATGTATACGACGGGTACTGCTCCAGTAACTCATAGGTACAAATTTAAAGCTGAGTATGTAGTACCTCAGGTCAATCCTTTTGATTTCACGACTCTTCCTGGTGGATCTACTTTTACAGTGGTCCTTGACGGTGGCGAAAGACATGTTTACGGGGGAATTGTTGTTGAATCTATATCGGAAACCAAGATTGATTCTGAAGCTGAGTACATTCGAGATGTTGCTTTTATTGCTGAAACAAAAGACGGTGATCCTATCGCTCCGTTTGGCGACTCACCGCTTTAATAGATGATCCAGGCCTGGGACTTGGTCGCATCCTTGTGAGAGGGTTGCAATCCGAGTCCTGGACTGGGTTTTTACCCTCTCACAAAGGAAGTACATATGTCTAATTTTTTACAGAAATTGAAACTCGGAACCAATAATGTCAAGATGATCGATTGGCCAGGTACCGATACTAAAGTAACTTTAAGGATTCTTAGCCAGCAGCAGTTGCAAGAAGCTTTATTCGATTCAGAGAGATTATTTAAAGTTTCAAAAATTGAAACAAATTTGATGACTGCTCAGGCTTATCAAGAAGAAGAATCCACTCAAATACTTTATAGGTCTTTACGTGACCCAATAAATCTTGATGAGCCTATTGCTCCGAACATAACCGAGTTTCGAAAAGCACTCACTGTCAATGAGAAGAAAATACTTATTGATGAGTATAGAAGTTTTGATGCTGAGTGTAATCCCTCACCTGATAATCTGTCGGAGGAAGACTTCGATAGGCTTGTCGCAGATTTAAAAAAAAAGCCAGAGGAGACCGTCTCGAACATTTTAAGCTTGAGCATTGCCAAGAGATTGTTGCTTATTACGGCAAGTGCCCCGATGAGATTACCCAAGGTCAACTCTTAGCTTTTTTGATCGTTTATAATTCGTTGCAGGACGATATAACCGATCGTCAAAATCCCGGAAAATTAAAACTTAAGCCCAAGGATTAATTGTGGCTGGCAAAGACATGAACATTGTTGCTAATTTTATCGGAGAACAATTTTCTCACGGTGTAAAGAAAGCAGAGCACGAGCTTAAACATCTCGAGCAAACAGCAAAAAGCATTAAACCTCCAAGTCTTTTAAGTAAGTTTGGTTTTACTGCAGCAGGGATAGGTATTGCTGCTGCAGGAGTAGCTTTGATTGAGGGGTCTAAAAGAGTTATTGATATGGATACTGCTCTCATTAAGTTACGTAATACAGGTAAATTATCTGCATCTGAAATGATGACATGGAAGAATCAAATTTTTGATGTTGCTCTAGCTTCTCATACAACTACAGATGACGTAACTAAACTATCTACCGCAGCCTTGGCCTCGTCCCATAACGCTAAATTCGTATCTTCTGAAATGGGATTTATGGCAAATATGCTTAATGCTACAGGAGCTGATGCAGATCAATTAGGTGAATCTCTAGGAGAAATGTCTAAGGAATCTGGTCTTACGGGTCAAGCATTCGAGGAGATGGTAGGAAAACTTGTGTCTACATCACACATGGCAGGAGTCGAGGAAAGTTTTACTAAAATGTTACCAAACTTTCCTAAAATGATTAGAACTATTAAAACTTTAAATCCTAATGCCAGCATGGAGCAGATACGATCTTATTTAACAATGGGTATGTTCTCGCCTAGTCCTGAGGCTTTTGATAAAGCAATGCGAAAAATGCAAACTACTTTATCGACAAAAGCTAAACAGTTTCTTAAATTATCTCCAGACGTGGCCAAAAATCTTGATTTTAAAGGTGTCATCGATGCTATTGACAAGGCTTCACCTGATATACAAAAAAGAATGAAAGCAATGACCGAGATTTTTGGTAAAGATGCATTCAACTTGAATTATATGAAAGAACATTGGGAAGAATTTGATAATGCAGTAAAGAATGCAAATGTAGGAGATGCTCTTGCGATGGGTGCTGCCAAGGCCCAGGGCTTGGCAGGAGCTATGAATGTCTTAAGTGTAATGGGTGATAAATTTGCTGATGCAGGATTAACTCCTGCTTTACAAGAAATATCAAAAGCTATTACTAGTATGCCTAAAGATGAAATGAATGATCTTGCTTCAGCATTTGGAGCTATAGGTACATCGATAGCAAAACTTATTGAAGGTTTGATAGTTGCTGTCAATTATTGGAGTGCAGCCTCAGAAGAAGCGGGAGGAATATTCGCTTTTCTAACGGGACAAATAGGTTTTAAAGATTTGAAAAGAATGATGGATCAAGATGATACTGCGGCAGATAAAGGATTAAACCATTTGATACACGGAGAACCTAAGACTGCAACTGCTCCTCCTCCAGGAATGTTTGGAAATGCTCCTGTGACTAACGTAACAGTGAATTTAGATAAAGATGGTAAAGTAAAAAGTACTGAAACTACAGTAAAAACAAATAAACAAATGCAAGTAGTAAAGCATGGAGCCAGTGGGAGTTTTTAAATGTCTATACAATTCATTGCAAAAATAGACCGTGATGGAACTCAGAAAGCGTTCTATTTATTGAATTTACTCGATATAAGTGATTCTGTATCTCCTGCTCTTGCTCAACATGAGTATGCAAATACAGATGGAGCATTCATCCAGAATCTAGGTAATCACCCTCGAACCGTATCTTTTAAGACGTTTTGGTTTGGAACAGCACCTGATATCTCGGCCACGGAAGTGGCTCCTACGTTTGAGAATCATTATTTATTCCTTGACGATATGAACAATAGTGCCAATTTTCATACTTTTGTGCATCCTAAATATGGGACTTTAAAAGGATATGTGACAGGAATAAAGACTTTACATAATGAAACTCAAGACTATGTTGAAATAGATGTTAATTTTGTAGAAAAAGATATCTTAAACTCATCTTTTATTCCTACTCAACCTTTTGATACTCTTCCTGACCAGGTCAAGGCCACGAATAACTTATTGACAACGATGAATAATTTAATCGCAAATAGTGGTTTTGCAGATGTCCTAGGTAAAACTGTAGACTTTACAAAAAAACTCCAAGCCCAGATTACTAATGTATCCCAGGCTTCACGGGCTTTTCTCGGGCAATTGGATACAGTATTAAATGTATGGGATACATTCCTGGCTACGGTCCAGCAACCTTTCTCAATCGTGGATGCTACGGTAAACTATGTAGGAGATATACCTAGCAGGATCGTAGGATCGGCCAATGGGGCTTTAAGACGAGCAGTGGCATCGATGGCTAATCTCAATGCTCTACCAGTTCAGGTCACTAAAAACCTTATCCAGTACACTGAACTACTTGGACAGACAATAACATCACCTACTACTACCAATACAATGCTTAATATCGCACTAGGTAACTGTGGTGTTATTGATATCTCTGGAGCGGTCCAAGACATGCTTATCAATGATGATAGTAATGATAAAGCCAATCAACAGGTTGAGAAAAGAAAAGTTTTTGATATATCAGGATTAAGGGCTCTTGTCTTAGACCCAGTCGCGGTCATGTCCTTACAGGAATTGGAAGATACGCTTTATACTTTGAATGCTTATATACAAGGGATTGTTGTACTTAATAGAGAAAATGCCTTAGATGTCCAGGATTTACTTACATTGGCATCCAAGACCACGACCTATGTAGATAGCATAAAACTGAACCGTAAATCTATTGTTAATGTGACCATAAATAATATCCCTTTACAGTTATTAATAACCCAGATGGGTCTGGATTATAATGCTGTAGATCGGGTTCTTAAATTAAATCCTCAAATTAAGAACCCGACTTTTTCGGAAGGTGTAGTAAAGGTTTATGCCCAGTAATTTCACAACATCTATACCACGGGATTGGTATCGTAATAATCCCAACAATATAGATCCAGTGTCCTTGGTCATTGGAGGAGTGGATGTGACTAATAACATCCAGTCTTACTCGATTTCTTACGACATGTTTGGCGGGGCGGGATCTTTTACTTGTGATCTTTTCTCAGATAAACCTTCTGGGGTAAGTATAAACTTAAGTAAAAAAGAAACCTTCTTTCGGTGGACTATTAATGGTATTCCATGGATGAATGGATACATAGATAAGATTACGGTTAATTACAGTAAAAATGGCGTGACCCAGACCGTTCAGGGCCGTGATCTTATGCAGATACTTACCGATAACACGATATTGTACCCTAAGACCTTGCCTGATCCTTTGTTGTTATCTTCTTTACAGAGTATAGCT